TCCTTAAATTGCGTCCAGTAGTTTTCAATTATATTTCGGATAAAGAAAAACATCTTCAATATGGATTGATTGCCGAAGAAGTGCAAGATGTGATGCCTAATTTAGTGGTAAGAGATGAAAACGATAAAATCATGGGTGTTAAATATCATGAATTACCTGTTTTAATCCTGAATGAATTTCAAAAAATTTTAAAAAGATTAAATGAAATTGAATGTAAAATAAGGAAATAAAAATGCCTCTTCTTAAAGGAAAAAAAAACATAGGGCTGGCGTGCGCATAGCGGCCGCCGCGTAAAACATCAGTTGCGGGTTTTCCTCAACTTCGACCATAACGCCGTCGCCGAACTTCCAATCAAGTACAACGGCGCGGCTACCAAGACGACCAATAAGGTCAGTGGAACCAAAAACACCAGGTAACAGATCCCCAAAATTGACACTGGTTTCGGCTTCAATTTCCATGACTCGTTTGGGGTCGATTGCATCTAGCGCCTCCAGTGCTGGCTTGATTTTATTGTCGATCAATTCTTGCGTGAGAACTTGATCTTCATAGCGTGTGCCAAGGTAGTAGTCTGGCGGCTCCTCACCCATAATGAGTTCAGCCATGACGTTGTGTAAGAGTGTACCTTCATCTGCGTATTTGTTAGAAGGTTTTGGCGGCATCTTCTGCACCAGCGCCACACTGCCGGGGCAGTTAATGACACGCTTGGCAGTGGAGCCGCCGACGATATTTGAGTGAAGCATACTTTCCTTTACTGAGTTGAGACTCAATGTTAGCACAGAAATAATTGTTGTGCAAATCTTTTTTACATGTATACTTTACAACATGCGAGAAAAAGAAATTGAAGTTTATTTTGATTGGGCGGTGCAGCGCATTGGTGGCCGGACTTGGAAGTTTACATCTCCCGGACGCAAAGGTGTAGCAGACCGCATTGCGTGTTTACCCGATGGCCAGACGTGGTTTGTGGAATTGAAAACCAAAGGCGGCAGATTGTCAGAACTGCAAAAATTATTTCAGACAGAGATGGCGCTATTGCGTCAGAACTACACATGTTTGTGGACTAAGGAACAAGTTGATGGTTTCATTACGACCGTATCAAGAGACAGCCGCTGACTTTCTCTTTGAGCATGACCGCGCCATGATTTTGGCGCCAGTGGGCGCGGGTAAGACCGCCATCACACTGACGGCCATGTGGGAGATGATGCGCGACAAGCATGTCAAGCGCTGGCTGGTGCTGGCGCCCAAGCGCGTCTGCACGGACGTGTGGCCAGTCGAGCGCCCTAAGTGGGCTGACCGCATGAGCATGGCTGTGTGCGTTGGCACACCTAAGCAGCGCCTAGACGCCCTCAAAAGCAACGCCCAAGTGGTCGTGACCAACTACGACAACTTGCAGTGGCTGGCCGAGCAAAAGCTGAACTTTGACGGCGTTGTGTTTGACGAACTCACACGCCTTAAGAACCCGTCAGGCACACGCTTCAAAGCGTTCCTGAAAGTCGTTGACCCCATGACTAAGCGCTGGGGCTTGACTGGCTCGTTTACCAGCAACGGCTTGGAGGACGTCTTCGGTCAGTGCAAGATCGTTGACCAGTCCCTGCTTGGCCGGTCTAAGGGCGCGTTCATGCAGACGTACTTTGTGCTGATTAACAAAGAGTTTGGCGAATGGGCGCCGCGTGTAGGCGCGCTTGAGAAGGTCATGCGCGTGATTAAGCCTGCCACATTTGTCTTGGAGGCAGGTGAGTATAAAGACAAACTACCGCCTTTGCATACTGTCGAGATCAAGTGCGACATGGATCTCAAGCCTTACAACACGATGAAGAAAGACTTTGTGCTGGAAGGCATTACGGCAGTCAACGCGGCAGTGGTGACGGGCAAGTTGCAACAACTGGCGTCAGGCTTTGTGTACGACACGACAACCACGCCATCGCATGTGCCAGGCAAGTTTACTGTTGAACAAAAGCCTATCTGGTACAGCCTGCACAAGTTTGAACGCCTTGAAGAATTACTAGATGAGAACCAGCATGCCAACACCATCATTGCTTACACCTACCAAGAAGAACTTGCCGAACTCAAGCGACGCTTCGGACACTTGCAAACCCTTGATGACGCAAACGTCATCGAGCGATGGAATGCTGGAAAGGTCAGGCTATTGGCCGTCCATCCAAAGTCAGCCGGACACGGACTCAACCTCCAACACGGCGGCTGTCACATGGTGTTTCTGTCGTTGCCGTGGAGTCTGGAGTTGTACGAACAGACCATTGGTCGTCTGCACCGCAGCGGGCAAAAGCACGATGTGTGGTGCTACGTGATGCTGACCAACAAAACGGTCGACGAGAAAATCTGGGCGGCGCTTCACGACAAGCGCGCCATCTCTGAAATTGCCATGGAGGAACTTAAATAATGTGGCCATTCCCACCATTCCCAAACCCCAAGGACAAGGGCGCTAACGTGCCCAAGTTCAACCCTGATAACTTTGAGGACGCACCACTATGATCCGCACCGACGAAGATGACGAGTTTGACCGCATCGCCATGGAAAACAATCTTAAAGGTCAACCCTACTACTGGAGCGCCATGGAAGTGGTGATCTACACCAAGCGCAAGTGCCCCAACTGCACAGCGGCCAAACAGCTTTTGCGGGCTAAGAATATCAACTACGTTGAGATGGACGTGGAGTCAACGCCCGCGCTACTGGACAACTTGCCCACAGGCGTGCGCCAGATGCCGCAGATTTTTATCAACGGTCAGCGCGTAGGCGGTTTGGCTGGACTACAGGAAGCACTTAAATGAAACGACTAGACCTTTGGAAGGCCAAACTTAAAACGGCCAAAGCCGAAAGACGTATTAGGTATCGTAACTTTAACGCCGCCGCCCGCGCTTACGCTAATTGCAAAAAAGAGATTATTGAACTGGAGAACAAAATTGAACGACACCTGGCGAAGCCTCAACAATAAATTAAGCGGTCTGAGCGAAGAAGAAGTCCTCAGACTGCTAAACGAAGAACGTGAAGGCGCCAAGCGCGTCTCCATGCTTCAGCGCCTTCATCAGCGCTACAACACCCTGCGCGTTGCGCGGGAGAGACTAGAACTACTCAAAGGAGCAATACAGCCATGACACTACCCCCACACTCTAAAATCAGTTATCCTTCTGTGCCCTTGAAAGAATTCAAGTGGACGACCGGCTCGGACGTGCAAGCGATCTGGCGCAAGCACGGCTGGACGCCACCGTCTGAGTTGCTCCCGCCACCCCCACCTGAGAAGCCCCGTGCTTTTTAACTACATCGAATGCGCGCCCGTTCAGCCATGCGCCAAGTGCATGAACTGCAAACGGCGCGCGCCTACTGCCCGCCTTGTCGTGCAAAACAGCAAATCCAAGGCGTGTATTTACATGCCCATATCACTTCAAAAACAATGCACAAATTTAAATTCTGCGCCGAGTGTAAAGCAGACAAACCGCCCGAAGGCGGCGTAGATATAGGGGTTAGATGGCACTGCCAAAGATGCTGGATTAACCGAACAACCAATAGACATTTGAAACAATATGCCACGCCCAAAACCGCCAGAGCCACTTAAAGGACGTCAGATCAGGCTGACAGATCGTCACATGATGATCTTCCAAGAACTAGGCGGCATAGACTGGCTGCGCAAACACTTGGACAAGAACGCCAAGATGCCCGCCAAGTATTACCGCCTTGAATTAGACGCACCATCAAAGAGAGAGATCAATGACTAACAGACCAGACTTTTCTACCTGGAGCCAAGCCAACTTGACCAAGTTCGCAGGCGAGGCTTACGCCAAACTGTGCGAACAAGACGACATCATCCAGCAGTTGCAGTGCGACCTCAAGACTGCGATTGAGGCTTACCGCACCTTAACTAAGGAACAAGGCGCGCTCGTCGATGCGCCGCTTTTGAAGTCCCCGTAAGACTTTACCGCCAGCCATGCAGTACTTCAGAAGTTCTTCAGCAGCGCCTTCTTTGTCGCCGCGAAGCAACTTCTGACGAAGCGTCGAACGCTGGAGTGTTCCAAGACCGACATTGAAACTAAAAGACACAAGAGCATCAAACATCCCTTGTGTAAGAGGGACAGGACAGAATCGGGCCACTCCACGTTCAAACCGATCAAGATCGCCTCTGAGAATCCCATTTACTTCTTCCTTGGAAAACTGGCGGTTATCTTCTGGGCGAAGCGCGTAAGCGCCTCTTTGATCCATTGGTAGCTTGCCTTGATCTGGGTAAAGAACATGTCCGACTCCTATTGTCCACAGCTTTGCTGGGCACTGGTATGGTTTAAATCGAACACCCTCATGGTGTTCAATCATGTGCAGGCATTTGGCTGAGATGTTCATTTGCCAAACGCTCTGCCGCCAAAGTGAAACGCGATGATGCTGGCAAACAACGCTTGGGTTTCAGGATCCCACAGCATCTCGGCCAACTCAGAAAACGGCACGCCACGGCTCCAGCCGTAAGCGAACAAGCCGATGTCAACAAAGACTAGCAGAAAGAAGAAACCGTAAGTGATCACGGGGCGAACGCTGGCGCGCAGGTTACGCATCCACTCGCTTGTGCCTTCGTTCAGGCTCATGTCGTGAGCGTAGACGGCTTGCATCTCTGATTGTTGGGCGCCAATCAAGGCTTGCGTAGTGTTGGCAGCGCTCTCGGTGGCCAACTGCTCAGACTTGATGTGTTCAATTCGCTCTTGCGCTTCAAAGCCTGCCTTGCGCATTTCCAACTCACGCTGGATCTGCATTTGCGCCAGCGCCAACTCATGCGCCTTGTCAGCGCGGTCTTGGAAGAACTCAAGAATCTTGGGCAAGCCGCCCATTAAGAAACTGATAAGGGTTGAGAGTAGTGTAAGCATTATCCAAGTCCAATCATTCCAAGAAGTTTATTCACAATTTTGTCTGCCAACTCGTCAGGCAGGTATTTCAGCAGCCCAAGCACCCACCAAACCACGCACAGGCGCACGAAGATTTTAAGGAAAAGGTCAAACTGCTTCTGATACTCATTCATCGCCCACAGCGCGTTCTAGCGCACATGTCTTGTATCTCAGCAATGCCCCAGCCGATAGCGCCAAGGAACATGACAACGACGACAATACCAATCGCCCACGCCAGTTGCTCTTGCTCTTCCTCTTTGCGCTTCTTTTCTTCTGCCTTTAGCGCCGCCATCTCTTTGGCGTCGTCTCTGTCCATCTCGGCTTGACGGGCCTTGGTGGCGTTCCACACGTCTATGCGGCCAGACTGCATGAAAAGCATCTTTAGCTGTTCTTCAAACCGTTTGGCCTCATCAAGCGCCATCTCAATCTGAAGCGCTGCGCCAAGGTTAGACTTGCCGCCAGTGCGCTTGGCGTGAAGCATCGCCTTGGTGGCGTTGCTCTGGGCGTCGAACATCTTGGCAATAGACGGCGCAAGACCGGCAAGGTCGTTAGCAACCTTGCTTGCCTTTTTGACTACACTAATCGCGCTTTGTAGTCCTTCGAGCGCGGTTATGGGGTCGATGATCATTTATCAACTTTGCCATCCAGTTTGTCAAAGATCTTGCCGAGCATGTCCTTGATGTCGCGCATGTCTGAGCGATAGTCATCACGGGTGACATAGTTCAGCGGCATGTTACGCACGTCGCCATCAAGCCGGTCGATGGCCTGATAGATGCGGTTGAGCGTCCAGCCACCGAAGAAGCCCGCCACGGCCACGGAGATGTTGA